TGATGTCTGTTTCACTAAATGCGTGTCTAACCATTTCTGTTGAAGGGGTTTTATGTTCCGTTGCGTCGGCGTAGATACTTTTAACACCAATACGCTCTTTGATACTTTTTTCAACAACCAGTTTCAGTACTAGTTGGTTCTCATTACAATAGTTCTTTAATTGACTATGTAGTTCATCACTTATTAAAATAGATTTCATATACTTAAATATAATAAAATATACAATAATATAAATAATAAATGATAAAAATTATTTTAGATAATTTTTTTATCATTTATTCTAGTGTTGCTAGTTGCTCTTGCTAGTGCTCTAGTGATTTTTTTTATTTTATTTCAACTAATATGTTTAATAATCTATCTTGGTAAAAAAAGGTGTCGGTAAGAAAAAGCCCCCCACAAAAAGAACCAACAACATTTCTAATATTAGATTTATCCGTTCCAATAAGCGCACTAACTTAAAGTTTAGTAGATGTTTAGAGCCATAATCTACATAAGGGGCTATAATATAATCTATCTTGTTGAAGGTGATAAAGGTGTCGGCACTATAATCACGGGCTTCTCTACCAATAAATATATCACTTTTTTTGTAAAAGACAAATTGTTTGATAATTTTTTTTTACTGCTTTACAGCATAAAAATATATTTTTATATTTAATAAAGTAGAACATTTGGCTTCTCTAAATTGTTATTTAGTTCTATATCTGCTATGTTGGCACAAACAAAAGGGGGTTAAATTACCCCCTTTTTTCATTTCTAATCAATTTCTTTTTCTTTGTAAGGTAAGTTGTACCTATTACAGAATTGAAGGTGTATATCACCATTTACATCATATCCCATACTACTCAATAAGTCCTCTCGTGTCAGCCATACTGGTTTCCTTGCTTCGTACTTGTCCCTTCTTTTTTTCATTTCACACGCTTTACACCTAACATTAAACCCAACCTTATTTTTTGGCATAGGGTAATACTTGTCTATAGGTAATAAGTCAGTACAAGATTTACAATACTTATGTTGTTCCCCATTTATCACAATAATTTCATTATAGTCCATATACAATAAAATATAAAAATATTTATATTTAATGGTAAGGGGTTAGAACCTTCAACATTTTACTCCCATTTTATGTTGATGTTGTTAAGTTGTCATTATTTATTTTTTTCCATTTCTAACCCCTTTTTTATTCTACTGACACAATATACCATAACACTCATTTAAGTTGATTAGGCACAAAAAAAAGGGGCGATTAAACCCCTTCTTTATGCTTTGTAGCATCTCGGTAATTTATTTCCAGTTCTTGCCTATATTCTTTGAGTACTTGTCCTCAAATGAACTGATACAAATAGCGTATCTTTGTAATCTGTCGGGGTATTCACCCTTCAACTCACTCATACATCTACTTATAAACTTGTCCCTTTTTTCACCAGTACTAGGGTTAGGTATAGGAAAGCCGTCTGGCTTCATTTCATTTTCCTTTTTCATTTTCGTAGTTCCTTATCATTTGATAAATATAAGTTCTATCTTTAATATCTAACAATTTTCTCATTTGTATAGGGGTTGTACCTGAATTGTATAGTTGAATAAAAAGGTTTCTATCATAACTATATTTCCTACCCTGTAGTCCGTGTCTGTATGCGTGTAGTTGGTTCTCGCTCTGTGTAGTCCATTCCAAGTTTTCCACCCTATTATCATTTTTAATGCCGTTAAGGTGATTTACCTGATTTTTGTTTTCAGGGTTAGGAATATAAACCTCTGCGATAAGCCTGTGGATACTAAACTTATGTTCCTGTTTGTTTATGTATAAACTAACATAAGGGTATTTTCTACCTATTGTTAAAGTTTTTAACATCTTGTTTTTGCGATAAACTTTACCATCTGTGGTAATGTAATAATCTGTGTCTCTAAATTGCTTCATAGTAAATTATTTTTACTATAAGTATCTAGTTATATTTACAAGGGTGTTTTTTTGTTCTTTTTTTCTAAAATATTTTTCAACTTATAGTTTTCCTCCATAAGTTCATCAACTTTATCATTTAAGTTTTTTACCTGTGTATTCAACTGGTTTATTCTGCCAGTTAAATCATCTATCATCGCTTTATAGATTTCTAAAGATTTTTCTAAATTGATAAGTGTGATACTCTCAATTTCTTTTTTACTTTTACGCAGTCCTATAAAGTATGTTATTACAGAACTTATTGAACTAATTAGTAGTGTATTCCAGTCCATATCTTATTTTTTAATAACTCCTGCCGTCATAATCATCACAACAATTATCACCTGTGGGGTCAGCATAACCTCTTAATCCGTTCCAACGGGGTAATCTCCTTCTACCATTTTGGATATGAATACCACTAAAGTAGTTTTCCCTTGAAGGTGGCATACCATCTGTAGAGTTCCAAGAATAGTACAAAGGAAACGCGCCAGGGTTATTTCTTAAATAATCCATCATACGCTGCGCATAAAACTCATATCTGTTTTGATGAATATTACGCAAGTATTGTAATGAACCAGCATCTACTGCTTTACCATTAGGGGTGTCCCCGATGATTACTGACTTATTCATCATACGCATATAAATTGATGGTAAGGCTTCATATACCGCTCTCCATAATAAAAAGGGTTGTATGTAGTCATCTAACAATATTGTTTCCTGTGCGGTTAGTGTTGATGTCTGTGCCGCATCTAACATATGTGTATAAAATGATGTACCTAACATATTTTGTAGTCCTAAATCTTGTGCGATTTGTATGTTCGGTAAAAGAAGCGCAACATCTAGGTTCTCATTTACCTCTGTAAAGGCTTTAACCTTAACCTCACTCACTAATAGTACTGCTGCCATCGGTAGTAATTGTTGTTATATTTTTATCCACAAATAGTTCATTTTGTATGATTTCTATTTTGGTGGGCTGCTTGAACTTTAAGAAACACAATTTCTCAAATTGCGTAATTAAATGTTGTTGAATAGGTACAATATTAGTTTGTATAAAGTGTTCGTACCCTTCTATAATTTCTTGTTTAGAACCTAATTGTCCTGCTGTCTTAATACCCAACAAGTCAGGTTTAGTTATTCTATGTGATGTTAAAATAACACTCTGTACCATTTCGGCGATTTGACTATACCATACATCACTACCATTTTGATTTAAGGGTATTACCGATGGTTCATTTTCTTTACTATCACTAAAGGTTAAAATCACTTTACCAGCGTTGTTAGTTGATGTGTAAGCGTCCATAATGTGCCTATACATCATTTCCCTTTCCTCCTCACCAGGAACCCCCTGATTTAATGATATTAAGTGTGAGCCTACAAATGAGTTCTGTAAGTTATTTAAGTGGAAGTTTTTTATCTCTATGTCTATTTCAACAGAGGTTCTTGCCCCTATCCACTCATTTAGGGGGTAGTATTTTTGATTAGGGCTATACTGAAAATAGTAATACACTTGACTAGGGTTTTCTTTATCATTTAAGTCAAATGCTTTTAACTCAATAGGTAAGTGTTGTCTTGTATTTCTCCAGTCGGCAGAATAATAATAGTTTTTAACATAGTCATATTCATTACATTTACCACTCCTGATTTTTGTAAAGTCCATATGGTATATTGAACCAATACCATCACCCCCGTTATTTATGATGGTGTTTAATGAAAAACCATTATGAATAACATAGTCCATCGCAACCTTCTTAAAGATGTCATAGATGGTTTCTGTTGAGTTAAACATAACAGATGAAGCAGGTACTCCATTTACCAACATATCTTTACCTATAACAGCGTCCCTTTTAGCGTTGATACACGCTCTATTTAACGCAGAATAATTGTAGTAATCTACGGAGTGTTGAGCCCATAAATTATCACCCCCGAAAAATACCCAGTCCTTATTTTTGACTACCTCCTCAAATGTGGGTAATATGGCTGCTGCCATATCAAATTGTTTTAGTTCCGTTTTATTCATATACTATAAAATATAAATCGGGGGTTTATTCACTTATGATTTTTAGTGTTCCATTACATCAACTAATCCATCATAAAATCTAACCTGTTTTCCTTTGGAATATTCACCAGGTTCCCCATAATAGACATTTATTATTCCTCTTGGTTCTTTACCATCTTCTAAACAAAAATGGGCTGCCATAAGGGTAAAATCTCCTTCGGGTTTATGTAGTTCATAAGTGTTGTCTAATACACCTATAATTGTTTCATCTTTAACCTCTAAAAACTTGCCTAACATTTTTGTTTTATAGGCATCGTGGATACTTTTATTCTCCTCTGTTTCAGGTAATAGATGAATAAATCTTTCTTGTTCTGTTAGTTCTATAGCGATTTCCTCTATCCAACCTGTTTGTGTTTTTCTATAATCTTTCATATTTTTATTATGGTATATTTGTTATTGTGTTTGTTCCATCTATGGATAATCTAATAACCCCTGCTCCTGTTGGTGCTGCGAAATCAGTTCCACCCCTTTTAGAACAATAGAACATAGTTCCTGTAAGCGTTCTTGTCGCAGATGTCCCGAAACTTGTTGAACCTGCTGATGAATGGCAGTTGATGTAAGTTCCTGTTAAAATTGTTGATTGTTGCCCCGCCCAAGCACCATCTCCTCCGTGGCAGTTTATGTAAGTCCCACCAGGACTATTCTTAAATGCTTCACTACCACCACGGCAGTTCATCATAAATCCTGTTGAATTACCATAAAAACCTCTACCACCAAAACTAATACCACCACCTTTACAATTAAACGCAAATCCATTTACGCCTCCGTCCCCTATAGAACCAATAGATATTATATTTGATATTGTCCCTGATACATTACCAGCATTTCCAATAACCGCTGTATCCCCACCTGTTGCTGAATAGAATTGTCCCGCATTTAATCTTGAACCTACACCTGAAAACTCACCTTCAACGATTGCCTGCCACGAATTCGCAAGCGCTCCATAACCAAAGAACATATTATCCATAACAAGTCCAGGTCTATTACCACCACCATTAAATCCATATCCCGTAGAATTGTTTAAGATGTATAGATTTTTCAATTCTAAATTATTAGTAGCAACACTAACAAATGAACCTATAGTTCCTGTAATTTGATGGTTCGCTAAATCTGTTGTTGAACCAACAATATCTATAAAGTTTGTATCCAAACTTAAAGCCGTTGAACCAACATTATAGATGCCAGGTGGTAATATAATTGTGTATCTATTACTTTGTGATAAAGCATTACCATAAGGGGTTTTTAGTTTAGCCGCTGCGTAAGCCGCAAGTAATCTAGTTCCGTTGGTTGTGGTGCTATTACTAACTTCAACCTCAACAAAACTTTCACCACTACTAGAACCACCACCAGCGGTGATTGTAATGTTTGCTTGACCTGGTGTTGCTCCACTTGTAATTGTAGCACCACTAAAGTTTAATATTGTTGCTCCCGATACAACCAAAGTTCCACCCGAATAAACACTATTAGATTGTCCGCTAGTACCCGATGTGCCCGAACTACCTGCCGCTCCATTAGTACCTGATGTTCCGTCCGTTCCAGATGTGCCTGAACTACCACTTGAACCTGATGTCCCACTAGTGCCCGATGTTCCCGCCGCTCCTTGAGCGTTCATATTCTCCCACGAGGCATTTGTAGTAGGGGGGTTTCCACCTGCTGCGATTGTTCCTAATGCGACATATGATGCCCCTGAATAATAAACAACATCATTTATAAAATAAGTTGTTATTGATTGCC